TGACAGGGCAGATACAGCTCCTAATCCTATGTGCAAGGAAACTGTATGTAACCCTAATTTTTGGGTATCAGAACGAGGTCTATGCCTTTATTGTGGCTTTAGACAAAAATAGATAAGGAGAAATAAATGACATTAAAAGATAAACTAAACCCATCCCATTCAATTACAGACCAAGCAGAAGTAATTCTAAATCATAGGTATTATTTAAAAGATAAAAAAGGGGATGTTGTTGAAGACTCAACGAAATTATTCGAAAGAGTAGCTGACGCTATTTCTAAAGTCGATATTGAGTATGGTAAGTTACCAGTAGATGCTGAACTTACAGCAAAAGATTTTTATGCTATTATGTCTAATTTAGAGTTTGTCCCCAACTCTCCGACACTGATGAATGCCGGAACAGAGCAAGGAACCTTATCAGCTTGTTTTGTGTTACCACTAGAGGATTCTATGGAAGGAATAATGAAAGCAGCACACGATGCAGCCATGGTACAAAAATTTGGTGGAGGAACAGGTTTTTCTCTTTCAAAGCTTCGACCTAGAGGAGCAAAGATTCAGTCTACACATGGTATAGCATGTGGGCCTATTGAGGTACTAAAAACATTATCTAGAGTATCATCTATGATAACTCAAGGTGGTAAAAGAGATGGCGCTAACATGGCGGTCATGTCTATATACCACCCAAACATTTTAGAGTTTATTGACTGTAAAAAAGTCGAGGGGGATATACATAATTTTAATATTTCTGTTGGAGTAGATTCAAACTTTATGAAAGCCGTTCAGAGTGGTAGTGAATATAATTTAATCAATCCCAAAGATAATACGATTGAAGGTTCTTTGGATGCTAGAGAAGTATTTAATAAAATAGTCTATGGCGCTTGGAGAAATGGGGAACCCGGAATGATATTTCTCGACCAAGTAAACAAAGACAATCATGTAAAAGACACTTATGGTGAGATGATTGCTACTAATCCTTGTGGAGAACAACCACTACTAGGGAACGAATCATGCAATCTTGGTTCTATAAACTTAGCTAGGTTCTATCAACAATCTAATGATTCTACACATGAGTGGTTAGAGAAGATTGATTGGGGGCGCTTGGAAGAAGTGACCCGAACATCAGTACACTTTTTAGATAATGTTATAGATGCAAACAAATATGCTACTCCGGAAATTGAGGAGATGACAAAAGCTACTAGGAAAATTGGTTTAGGGGTAATGGGTTTTGCGGATTTATTAATACAAATGCATATACCATATAACTCTAAATTAGCTCAAGAAGTCGGGGAAAAAATAATGACTAAAATTAGAGAGTGGGCAGACGATGAATCAAAAGAGTTAGCTAAAAGCAGAGGAACTTTCCCAGCATGGGAAAAAAGTACATACAATGTTCCTTTCAATGATGAAGCAACTCAAAAATTTAGAAATCACTGTAGGCTAACAGTTGCTCCTACAGGAACAATATCAATGATAGCTGACACATCTAGTGGTATCGAACCCACGTTTGCGTTAGCTTGGAAAAAACAAAACATATTAGAAGGGAAAACATTAAACTATGTGAACAAGTATTTTGAAGCAGACGCTAAAAAACACGGATTCTATTCAGAAGATTTGATGGATTATTTAGCTGATGGAGGTTCTTTGACCACCGTACCCGAGGTACCTGATTGGGTCAAGGCCGTTTATGCCACAGCGCCAGAAATCTCTCCAGAAGACCACGTTCTTATGCAATCTGCTTTTCAGGGTTCTTGTGATTCAGGAATATCTAAAACAATAAACTTTGCAAATTCTGCTACTATAGAAGACGTAGAAAATGCTTATATGTTAGCATGGCAAGAAGGGTGTAAAGGAATTACCGTATACAGAGCTGGAAGCCGTGAGAAAGAGGTTTTAGTTAAAGGGAATAAGGAACAAGCTGAACAACCTACCTTAGATGGGTTTGAGCTAGAAGAATCTCTTATAAATAAACCAACTCATATAAAATGTTGTGATACTCCTAATGTAGTTTTTGCTGATGGGTGCGAGACTTGTAAAAACTGTGGTTGGAGCGCCTGTCTAATTGCCTAGGAGGTAAAATGGACACTAATCAACGTAAGGAATTTGACAATACCTTTTATAATCATCAAGAGGAGATGAAAGGTATAACTAGTATCTTAGATAGCCAAGAAGAGTTGAAATCTAAGATACTTCTTCTAACTGAAAAAGTCGACAAGTTGACTTTGCTGTACACAGATTTAGCGGAAAAATATGTACATGAGAATAATCAACTTCGTGAAGAATTGACAGGCAGAAGATAAATATAAAAATTATAGTATAATATAAAGATAGAAAAGAATTAGGAGAAGTATATGGTAATTGGTAATATGTTATCAGATTCAGGACAGCAATATGTAGCCTTGAAAAATGAGGCGGGGACATGGAGAATATTAGACACTTGGCATGTAGAACTAAAAAATATGAATGCCGATGATGATATTGCTGATGATAGTCCTGCAGTTACGGTGTTATCAGAAGGTCAGTTTATTGCTTTGATAAAAGAAGCAGCTAGTGATGGTGTATTAGAAAACGTAAATATTTCTTCTGACATTGACACTGCTGAATTAGAGTATGAAATTGAAACTAAAGATAAAGAAATAGAGGATTTAAAACAAAAATTAAACAAAATCACTTCGGAAAAACAAGAGGTTGAAATAAAAGCCTCTCATTCTGAAGAGTTTGAGTTAAAAGAAAAAGCTATGGATAACATATTAAAATTAGTATCCATGCAAGATATGACTAAACTAAGTAGGGATTAATAATGAAGTTATCCGAATATATGCCCCAAGTCCCCCAAATGCAGCAGCAGATGGCGGACTTAAACAAACAAATAAGTTTGCTTGATGTTATGAAATCTACCGGGGATACCGGGGCAGCGCCAACTATTGGTCTGGACCAAATTGTAAATACATGGGTACGTCATCAAATGGCTTACCGCCAACAATTGGTACAAGACCTTCAAACAATAGCGATGTCAGTTGAAGAAATCAGAGGCCCTGTGTCGCATATTACAAGCGAGGTATTTAGAAGAGGTATAGAAATACACCCCGTTGGTGAGAACCCAGACCCAGAAGAAAGAAATAGATTAAAGAAATGGTTAGCCGACTGTAACCTATTTGACCAATCTATAGAAGAAGTTCTTAGACAATTTCACCACGATGTAAACACCCTTGATGATGGGTTTATTTATTTAGCTAGGGAATATAAAGACGAGGGCGAAGGTAAAATAACATCTAGACTTAGAGAGATACGAAGATTGAACCCAGCCTTGGTTGAGTTTGATTTAGACCAAGCCGGGTTACCTAAGAATGCCCACTGGCTATGTTTAGTACACCGAGAAGTGGTTGCTGAGAATAAGGGGACCTGCGCAAAAGACGATTGTAATGCTGAAATGGCTCCCGCTATGTACAAGTATTACCATAGAAACTCTCATTTATATTTTACAGATGAAGAGATTATACATCTTTCAAAATTCTCACCATCTGAAACATATGGGTGGTCACCAATACTTACTATATTTGAAAAGGCTTTGACCTTAGTAGGTATGGATAAAAATATATACAGATATTTCTACGAAAGAAAAATGCCAGCCAGTATGTTAATGGTAACTACTGATGACCCTGAGTCATTGCGTAGAGAAAGAGAACACATTGCGGCCCAAACAAGAATGGACCCTAACTATATACCTATGGTAGCAGTATCTGCTAGAAACCAAAGAGGTAGAGTAGACATGGTAAGGCTATTCCACACTCTAAATGAAATGGATTACTTGCCTGTTAGAGATGAAATCAGGGAACGTGTGGCAGCTATGTGGGGTGTTACTCCTGCTTGGCAGGGTGCTCCGGAGGCGTTTGGTGGGTTATCCACACAAACACAACAACTAGTAGTTATGAGTCGTGTTGTTGAAGGTGACCAGAGATTATTCCACGAAAAAGTATTTCCTAAACTTATAGAAGCCTTTGGAATAGAAGGATATAAACTTGAGTTACCTCAACCAGAGGAAAAAGCTGACACCACTAGACTTGCGTTAGCGCAACAAAGAATTTCAATTGCAAATCAATTCGCACAACTTGGGTTTGACTTACAGTTGAAAGAGCAGGATGTTGACTTATATGACGCTGAGTTTATGATAAGTGGAAAACCGGTACAGCTAGCTAGAATGCAAGCAGAACAACAAGCATTGAATTTAGCACAAATGCAGCAACAAATGGTTCAGCAAGAGGAAATGGCTGCGCAGCAAGAGGAGATGCAGACTGAGATTGAT